TGCCTGGTGATAACGTAGAAATCACAGTTGAACTTATTCACCCAATCGCTATGGAACAGGGTCTTGGATTCGCTATCCGTGAAGGTGGTAGAACAGTAGGTTCAGGTAAGGTTGCTACAATTATCGAATAATACGATATAATGGCGAATAGCCTATAAATAAAGGGACTTAGGAGTTTTTTCCTAAGTCCTTTTTCTTTTGTGGTACTAGAATGGTACTATTTTATTTAATTTTTCGGCTAATTCATCTGCTCTTGAAGGGTATAGATGGCTATAGGTATTAAGTGTGGTTTCAACTCTTTCATGCCCTAATCTTTCAGAAATCAGTAATGGATTAATACCCATATCAATTAAAAGACTTGCATGAGAATGACGGAAGTCATGTACTCTTATTTTCTTTAAGCCTGCCTGCTCACTTTTAGTCTTTAGCTCATTATAGAGAATAGCTTTGGTGTACGGAAAAACACGATCGATATTCTTATAATCATATATGCGTTTAATGTAATTGTTTAAATCATTAACCAGTAATTGCGGAATGGTTATTTCTCTGTTACTCTTAGGTGTCTTGGGTGAAGTAACATTGACTTTTCCCCCTTTGAAATTTACAGTCTTATTAATTCTAATTATTCCATTATCCAAATCAATGTCATTATATGTTAGTGCTAATAGCTCTCCGATACGCATTCCGGTGTAATATAAAGTTTGAAACATTGTATACTTTGTAATATCATCAACAAGTGCAATAAACTTAAAATATTCTTCTTTGGTCCAAAAAGTAATTTTGGTTCTTTTTCTTTTTCCCATACTACCGGCTAAGCGGCAAGGATTATCCTTAAGATTATAAAATCTTACAGCAAAATTAAATGTAGCAACAAGCAGGTTGTTCATACGCTTAAGGTATGCGTCAGAATATCCCATTGAAATTTGAGTATTTTGCCAAGTTCTTATGTCAGCCGGGGTAATTAAATTAATGGGCTTGTTTCCTAAATAGGGAAGTATTCTATTCTCCAACAAATGCTTATGTCCATCATAAGTTAATTCTTTCAATCTTGTTTTAATATCTTTTAAATACAATTCAGCAAGAGAATTTAAGGTCATATCGGGTTCCCCCTGAGTTTGCAAAAGAAATTCACGTTCCCAATTAACAGCATCCTTTTTTAGTTTGAAGCCACGTTTCTTTTTTTGCTTTTTTTCTCCTGTGTAATCAATGTAATAAGTTTTTACATAGTAAGTGTTTCTAGTTTCATCTTTAAAAACTGCCATATTGTATCTCCTTTCTCCCTAAAAAAGGGTATAAAAATAACACCCATCCACAGAACAATAGTTCTGATTGACCAGGTGCTCCAAAGAATGATACAATGACCTTGCGACAGGTGATGCATTGTATCACTTTTGGAGCTGGTCCTTAGTGGCTGGCTCTTTTTATTTAAAATGTTATAGTTCGAGTAATTGTTTTTTCTTTAAATCAAATTCTGCTTGTGTGATGATTCCATCATCTAGTAAATTTTTGAATTTTCTTAGTTCATCAGCTGACGATAATTGTATATCTTTTTCAGAACTATTCGTTGATTCAATCATTAAATCAAATTCAGCCATAATATTTTGAGCATTTGCCTGTGCGGTTTTAAAAATAATGCTATTAGATTTAGTGGAAGTAACAGTCAAAAAATTTATAAGAATTTTAGGGAAAAATTCATTTTTTGTAACAACATTCAATGCATATTCCTTAATTTCGGTAACAACTTTTTTCTTCCCAGTAAGACCACCAACAACAGCACCAACACCGCCAAAAAGAATCCCACCAGCAACAGCTCTACCAACACCACCTTTAGTTATTGATTCACCATCCTGGATTAACTCATAAGAAACAACGTCATTAAAATTAAAAACAATATTTGATGTTCCATACATCCACAATTTGTGATTAGCATCAACTGAAAGCATTTTTTTGAAAGTTTTGGTTGGAGTAAAAATTTCAAGAAGCTCTTTGTTTTTTTCTGATTTAGATATGGCCATTCTAATTTCATCTGTTTTGTAATTTTTCCAAGACATTGTAATGATATATGGATAGCATTTGGAAATACAATCTTTACAAATATAACCATCTGCTAAACTTTTCTTTGATTCATTACAATTACATACAGTACAAGTAGTACGTTTACTAAATAATCCCATAGAAACCTCCTTCTAATCATTTATATTTTTAATCACACCAACTGAATTATATCCAAACTCAATGATGTAATTTTTGTGTTTTATGTAGCAACCATATTTATGCATATAAGCATTTATGGTGTCTGTCAGAAACTGCTCTGTTACGTTTAAGAATTCAGCAGTCTCATAAAAATTAGTGCAGTGGTTCTCATAAGCTGCAATAATGCTGTCTAAATCAATCAATTTCTGATACCCCCAAATCCTTGCTCTATGCTCCTGTTGGCGATTGGATGCAGAACTCATAGTTAATATATTTCCATTAGAAGTATGATGATGTCCCATCTCTTCTGCCAAAATACAACGTTTTTGTGTAGAGTTCTCCAAATTATTACTTATACCAACAACACCATCACAGTACAATCCTTTAATGTTAGGGTTTTCAAAAGTATAATCAACAATCTCTATACCATCCTCGCAGGCTTCTGATTCTAATTGTTCTAACTGGTTCAAGAAATCACCTCCCCACTAGAGTATACTTTTTAAGGTGTCCCATAAAAAGGACTACTTTCTTTTATTCTTTACAAATTCAACGAAGTTTTTAATTTCTTCCATTTCTGCTTCTGAAAATTCCTCACCCTCAAAGTGTGCTGCAAGAGTGTTGACTTCTGGGAAAGAGGATTTATCTTCAGTTGGAACTTCCTTATCTTCCATTAAATCACTTCTTTGTATATGAAAAAATTCACAAATTTTATCTATTTTTGACATACGAGGTGTTTTAATTCCTTTTTGCCAGTTTGATATAGTAGCTTGGGAAACACCCATATAATTTGCCAGTTCCATCTGAGTAGTACCATTAATATCCATATAATAATTAATCTTCTTGCATATAATGCTATTTAATTCTTTTTCAGACATAGGAGTTTCTCCTTTCTTATTTATAATATGTATTTTAAAACAAAAAGTTATAAAAAGCAATACAAAAAATAAAAAAATATAACTTTTAGTATTGACTATAACTTAAAGTTATGATACTATATGAGAGTAGCAAGGAGATAGCAGGAAAGGAGAAAAGAAATGGAATATGAAGAAATGAATTTAGCAGAATTATTAAAAGAAACAACAGAAGAAAATCAAACAAGAAAAATCTTAGCAATCTTGGAAGAGAGCGAAGATTTGGAGAAAGCAAAAGAAAAAGTAAAAGCCCTACTTAAATAAATAAGTAGGGCGATAAATAACAAGCACACACAAGGGCGACACTTCTTAACATTCCTGCTAAGTCGCCCAAGTGATAAAAAGATTATAGCAGGAAGTTAATTAAAAGTAAAGAGAGGAGAGATAAAAGTTGTCTAAAATACAGATTACTTTAGCAGCAGCTAGAGTTAATGCAGGATTTACACAGGAAGAAGTTGCAGAGAAGTTCAAAGTAACTAAGCAAACTATTATTAATTGGGAGAAAGGCAGAAAAGAATTAAAGCCAGCAGAGTTTAATATGCTTTCAGAAATATATAAAATTCCCAAGGATAATATTTTTTTACCTAAAGATATAACTTAAAGTGATAAAAAGAGGAGAAGCCAATGGAAGATAAACAGAAAATATGCGATTTATTAGTACCAGTATTACAGGAAACAAGAGATTTTCAGGAATTGGAAAGTTTGAAATACAACAAAGACAACGAAACAGTTGTGGCGACTTTCTGGTACGGAGCAGTGAAAACTGCAAATGTTCATATGGATTCAGGAACATCAATGATTAGAGATATTATCGAACAGATTTGTTAAATTATTTTGACGAAAAATGTTGACAAACCTCGTGCTTTACAGCACAAGGGAAACCTCGAAAAAAGAAGTATCATTATGCTATCAAAACGAAAGGAGAGCAAAAATGATACAGACAACAATAAGGATTCCAACAGAGCTACACGCAAAGCTTAAAGAGTTGGCTAAGAAAAGAGGTTTGACGGTTAACGCACTAATCGTTCAGGCATTATGGGAATTGTAGAAGGTGAGCAGTTGAAAAGAATAGTATCCAATAATAATCATTTATTCGAAAGGGGACAATTAGGTGAATTTTACAGATGAAGGTTTAAATGCCATTGAGCAGTACGCAGAGAAAAAGAAAAAAGCAGATGTATTGTTGTTAATCCAAATAATTAAGGAAGTCAGAGAAATAAAGAAATTATTACAAAATGGCAATGATACCTGTAATGGCAGCAATAACAGCACCAATAGCACTAACAATAGTAAATATAAGAGTGACTAATTTATATGGTCTATTATGCTTTTCTTGTTCTTCAAAATATTTGATGATTTTTTCTGAATCATCTAAACAAGTATTAAATATGGCATTTTGTGTGGTTTTATCAATTTTCATATAAGATTAATCCTTTGAATTATTTCAGTAAATAACTGATAAGGAAAGTATAAAGAATTAAAAGAAAAAATTCAATGAAGAAATATTCTTTAGCAAATTTTATTTAAAATCGTGTAGGAGGTGACAGATATGGTTGAAAAACAATTTATGGGAGCAGAGGACATTGCTCAAACAATGGAGTGTAGTCTTTCTTTTGCATACAAGATAATTAAACAGATGAATGCAGAATTGAAAGAAAAAGGCTACATCACAATGGCAGGAAAAGTTCCGACAAAATATTTTAATGAAAGATTTTATTCGTAGAAAGGGGTGATTGAATTGGTGGACATAATCAAAACAATTAGTAAATAACAGGAGGAAAAAAAGAAACAATGGAAACAAACAAAAGACTTGAAGTAACAGAAGTTAAAAGAAAAGAGCCTGAATATACACCACTACATTCAAGCTCAAGAGTAAATAAACCACTTAAAGATTACCACATTATTGTCGAAAAGTACAGAGTACTTAACGGATTCAAAAACTTGGTAATAGGAGTAATAACAGGAGCAGTGATGTTAGTCAATGGCTGGATTGAGGTAGACAGCAAGGCAGGGCAGTTACTTGTGGCACTGGGAATGGTGATACTGGTTACATTATTGATGCACTGCACAGATGAAATTCTTAATGAACAGGTTGATTAGAAATGGTTACAAGAAAGAAATTTGCAAGTAAACCTGAATGGCTTCTTGCAAGAAAGGGAAAGATTGGTGGTTCTGATGCAGCAGCAGTGCTGGGACTTAATCCATACAAGAACAATGTGGAGTTTTGGAATGAAATGGTTGGAATAACCAAGCCAAGAGACATATCAAATGAGCCATATGTGATATATGGAAGCAGGGCAGAGGAACACATAAGGGCAATATTTGCATTGGACCACCCGGAATACAAGGTTGAATACTTTGGTGACAACATGCTTCTCAATGACAAGTATCCGTTTGCTCACGCATCACTTGATGGGGAACTGACAGAAATTGAAACCGGGAGGAAGGGCATATTTGAATGCAAGACCAGTGAGCTTTTCGGTTCAATGCACAAGGAAAAATGGGACGGCGAACACATCCCGGACAATTATTACATACAGGTGCTTCATTATCTTATGGTGACGGAATATGAGTTTGTCGAACTCAGGGCACAGATAAAGAGTGTGTGGAATAAGAGCATAAGACTAATCACAAAGGATTACCACATTGAAAGGGCGGATGTTGAGGAAGACATTGAAATAATAAAAAGGTCAGAAAGGGAGTTCATGGAGCTTGTGAAGAAAAGAAAAAAGCCGGCTCTCATTCTGCCGGAAATTTAAAACAGGAGGAATACCAAAAAGATGGAATTAAAAATTTACAATCCAACAATGGATAATGCACTAAAGAGCATTGACTGGAACTTTGAGGAGTTAAAAAAGGAAGTAACTGAAAAGGCAAACGTGTACAAGTCATTGGTGTACACGGATGAAAACATAAAGGAAGCAAAGACAGACAGGGCGACACTCAATAAGTTCAGTAAAGCATTAAATGACGGCAAGAAGGATGTCAAGAAGATGATGCTTGAACCATACAGCGTGTTTGAAGGCCAGGTAAAGGAACTGATTGCAATTGTGGATGAGGCAAATGCCAACATTGACAGTCAGGTAAAGGCTTATGACCAAAAGAAAAGGGAAGAGAAACTCATAAAGGTTGAGGAGATATATGACAGGACCTTTGCAAGTGCCGAAGAGCTGAAGGAGATACTTACATTCAAACGTGTTTTCAAGGAAAGCTACTTGAATGTGACCACAACATTAAAGTCAATAACCAATGAAATGGAACACATGAGAGACAGTGTGAGACACGACTTGGAAGTCATTAATGCTGAAACTGGTGAATATCAGTTTGAAATGAAGCAGAAATACATTGAAACTCTCAACATTACAGAAGCATTGATGGTTAAACAGACATACGAGGAAAATGCAAGAAGAAAAGCCGAGTATGAGGCAAAGAGAAAGGCAGAACTTGAGGAAAGACAGGCAAGGGAAAAAGCAGAAGCTGAAAAACTTGCAGAGGCAGGAAAGAAGGAACCGGAGCAGAAGCAGGAAAGTGCTTCACAGACCGTTGTGGAAGAGGCACAGGAAGAAAGAACAGAAGAAAATCAGGAAGAGAAGACACACACAATAGTAATCAGGGTGTGTGGAACAGGAAACCAGCTCAATGCATTGGGTGAGTTTCTTACAAGAAATAACATCAAATATGAGCAGATACAGTAGGAGGAAATGAAATGGCAGTATCAAACAGTTTGGCAAAAAAGCAGGAGAAAATGACTTTTACAGCATATATGAATGGAGATGCAGTAAAGAATCAAATTAATGAGGTAGTTAGAGGAAAGAATGGAAAGCGATTTATCAGTTCAATAGTAAGTGCAGTTGGAAACAATCCAGCATTACAGGAATGTGAAAATCCATCAATAGTAAGTGCAGCATTGCTTGGAGAGAGCCTTAATCTTTCACCGAGTCCACAGCTTGGACAGTATTACATGGTTCCGTTCAAGGATAACAGAACAGGAACAAAGGTGGCACAGTTTCAGCTTGGATACAAGGGCTACATTCAGTTGGCAATCAGATCAGGACAGTACAAGAAGTTGAATGTATTGGCAATTAAGAAAGACGAGTTAATTAGATTCGATCCACTTAATGAAGACATAGAAGTAAACATAATAGAAGATACGAATGAAAGAGAAAAGGCAGAAACAATTGGTTACTATGCAATGTTTGAATGCGTTAATGGATATAGAAAGGCAATGTACTGGTCAAAGGAAAAGATGAAGGCTCATGCAGTTAAGTATTCACAGGGATATGCAGCAGACTTAAAGAAGGGAACAAGGTGGACTTTCTGGAGTAAGGATTTTGACGGAATGGCATACAAGACAATGTTAAGACAGCTTATCAGTAAATGGGGACCAACAAGCATTGACATGGAAAACGCAATTGACAGTGACATGACAGTAATTAATGAGGATGGAACACATACATATGTTGAAACAACACCTGTTGAGCAGACAGAAAATGAAGCTTATGAGGAAGTAGTTGAACAGACAGTTGAAGAAACAGAGAATGTTCCGGAAGAAAAGAAAAACAATGAGGAAGCGGCTGAAAATAAGGTTCAGACAGAAGGAAAGCCATTCTTCAATTATTAAAAATCAGACAGTCATAAATCAAATATATATCACGAAATTACAAGACCTGTCACCTGAATGGTGGCAGGCAGAAAGGAGACGTGACAATGAACATTTCAGAGTACATCCCTTTCGGAAAGGACAATGCAATTTCAAGAGAAAGGCTTTCAAAGGTGACAGGGTTGTCAGACAGAGACTTAAGGGAAGAAATTGCAATGGCCAGAAGAAACACGGTAATACTTAATCTATCCAATGGACAAGGGTACTTTCAACCAATAGAGGGCAAGGAAGATGAACTTGTAATTAAGTTTTACAAGCAGGAAAGCAGCCGGTTAAAGCGAATAGGTTGGTCATTACTGGCAACAAGAAAAAGAGTAAGGGAGATACAGAATGGCAGTTAATGCAAGGCAGAAGGGGGCAAGGTTTGAAAGACAACTTGCCGGGCATCTAAGAGAATACGGATACAGAACCAGAAGAGGCCAGCAGTATTGTGGAGCAAATGGTGATGCAGACGTTGTGGGACTTCCGGGAATACACATAGAGGCAAAACATCAGGAAAAAATGCACTTGTATGACTGGATGGAGCAGGCAAGAAGAGATTCAAGGCAGGATGAACTTCCGGCAGTATTTCACAAGAAAAACAATGCAGACATTCTGGTGACAATGACACTTGATGATTGGATGCAGATATATAGGGAATATGAAGCAGGAATAAACATAAAGATGGGAGAAACAAATGGGAAGACCTATAAAGGCAGGACTTAGTTATTTCCCGAAAGATGTTGATTATTATGAAGACTTCAAAATAATGGACCTGATGAATGAATATGGTCCATTGGGTCAAACCATTTACGACATAGTCATTTCGATGGTTTACCGAGAGGGTTACTTTCTTGAGTTTAAAAACTTTGAACAGCTCAAGAAGAACCTTCCGGTTAAAATCATCAAGACAATCGGTAACAGATGGGTTAACAAAAAAGACTTTGTGTTACAAGTTATTCTCTCTTGTGCGGACATAGGTCTGTTTGATCATGACCTCCTGATGCAAGGAGTTGTAACCTCTGTTGGAATTCAGCGACGCTACGATACAGTGACTGTTAGGAACAAAGTCCAGAAAACAAGATACAGGTTGATTGATGAAAAAGGTCAACCCTTATTAAATGAACCATTAAATCCGATAAATGTAACAGAAAACAGTGTAAATGTAACAGAAACCAACATAAATGATACGGAAATACAACAAAAGAAAATAAAAGAAAACAAAAGTAAAGAAAATATAGCGTATTTTTCCAACAAAAAACTTAATGATGTGTTTAGGCAATTTTTGGAACTCAGGGAACAAAAGGGAAGACAGATTGTTGGCTATCAGATACAGACATTGATTGAGAGACTTGAACAGGTGGCAGACACGGACGAGGAAAAAATACAGGCAGTCAAGAATGCAATAGCAGGAGATTGGAGTAATTTTTATCCTGTAAAGAAAGGGCAACAAGATAAGAAGACATTTAATGACCAAAGGCAATATGACTACCAGGCATTGGAAAGACAACTGATTGAAAACAGAGACAAGAGGAGGAAACAACAAAATGAAAGTTAAGGACATAGAATTACGCTTAGATGAATTGGACAGAATGGAATCACAGATTTTATTTTCAGTATCAATCTTATCAGCAGATGATCACGTAAGATTGGCAAGAATCAAGGAAGAGAGAGCAGAGCTTAAGGCGAAGCTGGAGGAATTGAATGGGAAAAAAGACAAGTAAGGAGTTTGGCTGCATTTTAACGCACGAACAGGAAGAGTACATAAATGACGGAAGACCAAGGGACGACGCACTAAAGATTTTTAGAGCAAAGGCTTATGGTAATGGAGGAAATAAGGATGGCAAGAATGTCAAAAGAGGAACAGGCAAGACGTGAGGGTATGGCATATGCTCTGAGGTTTGCAAGAGAAAAGGGATTGGATGCCTTGGAAGCAGACCTGAAAATGAGAAATGCCATTGACCTACCTTTAAGGGTATCAAAGGCAGACTTAGACAAATTCAGTGACAATGTTAAGTACAACACAGTTTTGTATGTAAAAATCCTAATGGCTGTAACAATGCATGACGAATTTGGTTTTGGAAACAAAAGAATTAAACAGATGTTTGAAAGATTTGATAACAAGGCTGAATGCATTGCAGAGGATTACAGCACATGGGAAGAACAGATAAGCATAATTGCAGAAGAATGTGGAATAGACATGGACAGCGAAAGAAGAGACTTAAGAACAGTGATTAAATAAAGAAATCGAAAGGAGAAAGAGTTGAGCGCTCATAAAAGGATTCTTTACTCCGATTGAAAGAAATGAAAAAAAAATTGAAATGTGAAATCTACAGAGACAATATGCAGAATTACAAAAAATATGCAATACCGCCAGCACAGCTAATCATTGCAGATGTTCCGTATAACGTCGGGAATAACTTTTATGGTAGTAATCCAATGTGGTACAGAGGCGGAGATAACAAGAATGGCGAAAGTAAATATGCTGGAAAGTCAGCTTTTAATTCTGATTTTAACTTTAACTTGTATGAATATTTCCATTTTTGTTCAAAAATGTTGAAGAAAGATGATAAAAAGCAGGTTAACAGAGGAAGAAGCAGTAACAGTCCTTGTATGATTGTATTTTGCAGTTTTGAGCAAATGCCAATACTGATAGATGCAGCAAAGAAGCACGGATTCATCCACTACATCCCATTAGTATTCGTCAAAAATTACAGCCCGCAAGTATTAAAGGCGAATATGCGAGTTGTTGGAGCTACGGAATATGCATTAGTACTGTACAGAGACAAGTTACCAAAATTCAGAAATGGAGTTCAGGTAGACGAAAATGGAAAGACAATCAGAGGAACAGGGCATATGATATTCAACTGGTTTAAATGGGAAAGAGACGGAAAGGAAATTCCTAAAATCCATCCAGCTCAAAAGCCTGTAACTGTATTGAAGCAATTAATAGAAATCTTTACGGATGAAGGCGATGTTGTTATTGACCCGTGTTGCGGTAGTGGATCTACACTAAGAGCTGCAAGAGAATTGAAAAGGTCAGCGTTTGGATTTGAGATAGACAAGAATTTCTATACAAGAGCTAAGAGTGAAATGCTTGTTTTTGAAGAAGATAATCAGATGAATATATATGATTTGATTTAAAGAGAGGTAAAAAAATGAATGAAGATATTAAGGTGTTGGAAGCGATTCTAAAGGAATTTTTAAAACTTAGAGAAAAATTCGAAAAAAAGGCAAAAAAGGAAAGGGACAAAGTAAACGACATATACGTTACTGTTAAAGGCGAAAAATGCTATACAGAAGAAGAGCTGTACGGAATGTATGAAGCGGATTGCATTAATTCAGAACAGTACGAAAGGTATAGCAAAAAGCTGGAAGACAAAAAGAAAAGAGCAGGCGAAGTTGATACAAAGACTAAGAGTGAAAAGGTGATTCAGATTTTAAATAAATACATAAATGATTTAAAATCTGAAATCTCAGAAGAAAAACAGCAAATTGACGACGAAGCAAAACGACAGGAACGTTTGAAGGAAGCACAGGCTAAAGGATTATCCTACACCGAATGGATTGAATCTGAGCAGAAATATGAAGAGGAAATGTTAAGAAATGTTAAGGAGTGAGAGGAATAAGAAAGATGAAAGATGATTATTGTGAAAGTTGTCCTATGCATTATTTAGAATGCGATTATTGGGGAGAGTGGGACGAAGGTTGTAGTGCAGGATTAGATGCATGGTTTAACGGAAAATATTCTTTAATTTGCAAAATGCCAAAAGTTATAAAAAAGATTTATTCAAAATATCGAGAATGGAAGGATGAATTGTATTGGAAGATACATATAAAAAAATATGAAAAAGAATTAACAGAACATAGCTGTTATAACTGTAAATATGAATATGTGGAAAATGAAAAGTGTGAACGGTGTTCAAGGAATTTCGCAGATTTTTATGAAAGATAGACAGCAGAAAGTGAGCAGTGATATGGAAATAATTGAGTGTTTAGCAGAAGATAACAGATGCCCCAAGTGTGGAAGTAAGAGAATTATAGAAAACATTCAATACCCTATGGAAACTGAATTTGATTTAAGAACTGGAAAAGAGATATTCAGAGACTATACAGGTAAGAGAATATACAAACCTAGTAATAGGTTACTTGCTTTAAGATACCTTAGTAGTCAGGTTGACGCACAGTGTTGGCTCTATGAATGTTCAAAGTGTGGTTGGATAAGTGAGTTATTTACACAGTAAGAGAGGAGTAGGAAGATGAAGATTGAAGATAACAGAGATAATTTGAGAAAATTCGAAGAACTAGTAGCCGGAGATGTATTTGAATATGAAAGCAATTATTATCTAAAAACGAAAGAAATTAATGATAGCAAGAGCCCAGCGTCTTATACGACATATAATGCTGTAAATATTGATTCTTCTTGTGCTGGAGAATTATTCTATTTCACAGATAATCTTGTACATTTATTAGATAATGTAACATTAGTGTTGAATTAAGGAGAAATAAGGAATGAAAGAGCAGAAAGTGATAACACAGGAAGAAGCAATCAAACGTTTAAAAGAAAGCAGATTTACTATTCAGCCATACAATTATATGAACCAAGCATTAGATATAGCAATCTCAGCTCTTGAAAAGCAGGAAAAAATTTCAAGAACAGTTCTTGAAGGAAAATATTTTTGTCCAAAATGTGAAAATATAGCGGAAAGATATGCGGACTGCGATGAATTTGTTTGTTCAAAATGTGGTATTCATTTAACGAATTGGGTGGAAGTAAGTATTGATGAAGATTATGATGATGAAATACATTCAGAGTATGTATTTAAGTATTGTCCTAATTGCGGGGCAAAGATAAAGGCAGGTGATTAGATGGAAACACAAATACTAGATGTATGCTGTGGTAGTAAGATGTTTTACTTTGATAAAAATAATCCAAGAGTAACATTTATGGATTGTAGAGAATTAGAAGACGTTTTATGTGATGGCAGAAAGTTAGAAATAAAACCTGACGTAAAAGGTGATTTCAGAAACATTCCATTTACGGATAATAGTTTTTCTATGGTGGTATTTGACCCACCACATTTACAGAAAATAGGTGAAAATTCGTGGATGGCCAAAAAGTATGGAAAATTATCTGATACGTGGAAGCAGGATATAAGCAAAGGATTTTCAGAGTGCATGAGGGTATTAAAACCTAATGGTACTTTGATATTTAAGTGGAATGAAGAGCAAATAAAGCTATCAGAAATTCTACCATTGTTTTCACAAAAGCCAATACTAGGAAACAGAAGAGCAAAGACACATTGGTTGGTATTTATGAAAGAGGGTGATTAGATGGCGATTATTAACACATTGGCAATAGTCATGGTAATCGGAGCAGTGTTCGTATTATGGGCGATATGCAAGTTGCAGGATAAGGATTAGAAACAAAGGTACATTGACAATTGAAGATTGGTAGTTGGAATGGTATAATTTAGTCATTAAATTATATGGAGGAAGAGATATGGAGTGTACATTGTGTGATGGAACGGGCAAGTATTTACAACCAAAAGATGAGAAAAAATATGATGAAGTGTATGATATATATGATGCACAAGGAAGTTTTACTCATCAGGAGTGTAGAGATAAGGCATTAAAAAAAGTAGGATATGATGAAATAGAATGTCCTAAATGCAATGGAACAGGAACAATTTAAGGTTATACTTAAGAAGAAGCCAACTACCAATATTCGGTGGTTGTTTTTTTTATGCATAAAATTTGAGAAAGGAAATGATAACGTGACAAGAAAAGAGTTAGAAGCGTACAAGGTTAATGAAAGATTAATTGAACGCAACATGAAAAAGATAGAAGATGAAAAGTACAAGGATATTCCTACAGTGTATGGGAAAGTAAGAAGTTCCATGAATGAACATCCGTATATTGAAACTCATATGGCGGTTCAGATGGAAGAACCTGTGGAATCAGATAGGCGAATACGTAATCTGGAAAAGTGGGAGCAGGAAGTCAGCAAAGCCAAGAGTGACAATGCAAAGGTGGAGGAGTTCATTAACAGAATTGACGATGTGAAGATTAAGGAAATATTCATTTATAGATTTATTGATGGAAAGTCAGTAAAGGAAATTGCAGGCATAATTGGATGTACGAATGGAAGGGTATCGCAGGTGATAACTGACTATCTAAACAGCTAAACAAACTAAACAAATTAAACTCATTAAACAAATAGATGTGGTATAATTAACTTGTTGAAGTTTGAAGAAATGATAGTATCCCGTCATTTTTTGAAATTTTCCCCTAAAGTTTTTTTTGAGAGCAGTCTTCGGGCTGTTCTTTTTTGTTGAAAATTGTATATTTTGGGTATATGATTAAAGAAAAACTTGGAGGGAACGAAAGTGGCGAAAAAAGTTGGGTTAAGTATTTATGGAATGTCGTTATATAGTTCGGAAGAAGAGAGAAATATTAATTTGAATGATGTACTTGAATCAAAGAGTCTTCTGAAAGTAATAAATGACTATATTGATGAAAATGGTAAAGAATATGCAAATGATCGAGGGAGTGAAAGATTATATAAATTTGATAATATTGAAATTAAAGACATAAATGTAAACGGAAGAAAGGAATATACAGTATTATCAGGAATTATAAAAACAGGAGAATATGGTGTTCAATCAGAATTGGTAGATGCTATAGATAATTCGACAGTTGAGAAAAAATCTACACAGGCAGAAGTACTTCCGTTTGGTTTTTGCATAGCTTTAGCAGAAGGAGATAAAAATAAAGCAGTTGTAATATTGCAGACATTAGGAAATTTAGGGATAAAATCAGTATTTACAGCTTATATTAATAAGTGTTTATCAAAAAATAAAATTAACAAAACTGCAGTTTGGGGACCACTTTATCCAATTGAATATGTAAAAAGAATTATGGATAGGGGAAAATTGGAAAAGATAAGATTAATACGATATGAAGTTCCGGAAGAAACTGTGAATAGATTAGGTGTGAATAATGGGGTTAAACTTAGAGAAGAACACATAATAATAAATCCTGTTGGGTTTGTAAAAAATAAAAGAGATAAAATAATAGAGTGCTTAAGAGGACAAAGAGCGAGTACAAATATTATTGAGTTACCAGAATTTAATTATGATGTGTTGAAATTTGAATTCTCTATGAATAACAAGAAAAAAACAATTGATTTAAATAACCTTTCAGAATTAAAAATTAATGAAGATATAACAGAGCAAGTAAGAATCGATGGTGGAATACCTACATATAATTCTCTAAAGATACGAATGTTGGAAACGGCATATGAATATTTGAAATTGTTAGGATTTATTGTGTAAAAGAGAAATGGAGTTGATAAATTGATAAAAACAACTATTTCTGACATGAAATATATTTTGTTTGCTGTTGCTGTGGTAATATATGTAATAAGTGTAATCGGAGCAAAATTAGATTATTTATCTTTCAAGGATATAATTAAAAATCATTTTAAATGTTTTAAAAGAGAAAGAGACAATAAATATAGAATTTTACCGATACTTAATTATACAATAGTACCCATTTTATTAGGATGTTCAGCAGCAATGTATAAAAATATAAATAGTGATATTTTAGATAACATTACAATAGTAATATCAATTTTAACAGCAATGCTATTTACGCTGTTAAGTACAGTGATAGAGATGAAAGCTAAAATAAAAGGTGATAAAAGTTACTATAGTAGTGAATACGAAATATCAAAAAAAGCGATTATAGAAACATATTATGCGATAATGTATGAAATTTTGGTAAGCATAATATTATTGATAGCTTGCTTTTTTTGCACTTATACTGCTATGTATAATGTGTGGTTTAGTAGCATTATATATGGGCTGTCGTTTATTATGGTATTAAATTTATTTATGGTCATAAAAAGGATATTTAAAATAATAGATACAGATATAAATAAATAGTTAAATTGGAAATTTAATTATTTGTTATTTATTAAAAGAAACTCACACCCTTCGGAGAATGCTGTTGGCATAAAACAGTGTTATTCCGAAGGGTGTTTTTTAATGCAAAAAATTAGTAAAGAAAGGGGCGGTTGCAGTGACTGACAGACAAGTTATATTTGCAAATGAATATTTGATTGATCTGAATGGAACAAGGGCGTATAAGGAAGCATATCCACACGTCAAAAATGATAATACAGCAGCAGCGGCAGCCGCTCGTCTTATGAATGTTCCGGAGATTAAGGAATACATAGATGAAAGAATTAAGGACAGGTTGGAAAGAATTGAGGTTACGCAAGATGATGTGATTCAGGAGCTTGCAGCAGTTGCCTTTGCCAATGGTTCTGAGTATGCCAAGGTTGTGACTAAGCCGGTGATGATGAAGACACCGGATGGTGATTATGTCCCGGCATTGGATAGTGAAGGAAATCAGATGTATTATCAGGCAGTTGAGATTACTGAAACTGATGAGCTTTCAAGAAGACAGATTAAGGCTATTTCAGGTATTAAGCAGGGTAAGAATGGAATAGAGCTGACTACCTATGACAAGGTAAAGGCTTTGGAACTGTTGGGAAGACATTTAGGAATGTTTAAGGATAAGGTTGAGGTGTCAGGAAATGTTAATAATCCTTTTGAGGGATTAAGTACTGAACAACTGCTTAGATTGGCAGGTGAGGACCTTGAATCTGAATAAGAATTTAGTAAAGCTTTATGCAAGGGTAGAGCTGGCAAGAAGAAATTTTTGGCAGTACTGCAAATTAAAGGCTCCTGACTTCTACAAGGAAGACAGGGGTTTTTTACGTGATTTCTGTAATGAGTTGCAGCAGTTCATAAAATCAGATTATGAAGTAATGGTTGTTAATATGCCACCAAGACATGGAAAGTCCAGAACTGTTGGCAATTTTGTTGAATGGGTTCTTGGAAATGACCAAACACAGAAGATTATGACAGGCTCATACAATGAAACATTGTCTACAACGTTTTCAAAGGGCGTGAGAAACACGATTCTTGAAACAAAGGCAGATGAAAACAAGGCTGTTTATTCAGATGTGTTCCCGGGAGTAACCATTAAACGTGGTGATGGTGCAATGAATATGTGGTCACTTGAAAATGGCTATAACAATTATTTGGCAACATCCCCAACAGGAACGGCAACAGGTTTTGGTGCAACGTTAATGATTATTGATGACTTGATTAAGTCAGCACTGGAAGCTAATAATGCAAATATTCTGGATAATCATTGGACCTGGTTTACGGACACAATGATGTCAAGACTTGAAGAGGGTGGCAAGATTATCATTGTAATGACAAGATGGCATAGTTTGGATTTGGCTGGCAGGGCATTGGAACACTTTAAGAGCATAGGCGTAAAGGTAAGGCATATATGCTATAAGGCTGTTAAGAAAGATGGAACAATGCTTTGTCCTGAAATTTTGTCAAAAAGATCATACGAAAATAAAAAGATGTCAATGGGAATAGATATTGCAGAAGCAAACTATCAGCAGAATCCTATTGACATAAAGGGCAGAATGTACACTTCATTTAAGACGTACAAAGAAATGCCACAATTTAAGCAGATTAGAAATTATACAGATACCGCAGATGAAGGTAAGGATTACTTATGCAGTATTAACTACGGAGTAACATTTGACAATGAAGCGTACGTACTTGATGTTATATATACGCAGGAACCAATGGAAGTTACAGAGCCGTTAACAGCTAAGCTGTTATTTGATGGAAATGTAAATATTGCAAGAATCGAATCAAATAATGGTGGTAGAGGATTTGCCAGAAGTGTTAAGAGAATACTTCAGGATGAATTAAAAAGTAACAAGACAGTTATTAAGTGGTTTACACAGCATAACAACAAGAATGCAAGAATTTTTTCAAATTCAGCGTGGGTAATGCAACACATATATTTTCCTGAAGACTGGAAGAACAGATGGCCTGATTATTATAAGGCAATGTCAAGGTATCAGAGAGAAGGAAAAAATGATCATGACGATGCACAGGATGCAACAACAGGAATTGCAGAGGATTGTGCTAAGAAGTCTGACGGATTATCAGTATTAAAGTAAAGAGGTGAAACAAGTGGATTTAGTTAGAATGAAGGAATTATTAAGTCAGTATATGCCGGGGCATGCAATATATATGGTTAAATGTGATATTGCTGACAGATATTACAGAAATCAGAGTGACGTGCTATATGGTCCTAAAAAGGAAGATGAAGAAGGTCATCCGTTGAGAAATGCAGACAACAGAATACCCCGCAACTTTCACGGATTGATAGTTAACCAGAAAGCAGCTTATGCATTCACTACACCGCCTACGTTTGATGTTGGTAATTCAAAGGCTAATGCAGAAATATTAAATGCCTTAGGGGATGAATATAGAAAAGAGTGTATGGAGCTTTGTGTTAATGCAGCCAATGCAGGTGTTGCATGGATTCATTATTGGACAAATGAGCTAAATGAATTTGAGTGGGCAGTTATTGATAGCAAACAGATTGTTCCGATATGGAATAAGTCAGCAAAACAGAAGCTGATAGGAGCATTAAGAGTATATACACAGATAGATGAAGCAGATGGTAAAAACTACACAATATATGAATATTGGAACAAAGAGGAATGTCAGGTATACAGAAGACTTCAATCAGATTTAAATTATGACAACTTAACAGATTATGCAATATTTGAGAATCCGACAACAGGAGAACTCGTAAGTGAGTATAGTCACGGAATGGAGGAAATACCTTTTATTCCGTTTTTTAATAATAACATTAAGTCTTCTGACCTTGATAACATTAAGCCTTTGATTGATGTGTACGACAAGGTGTTTAGTGGCTTTATTAATGACCTTGAAGATGTTCAGGAGCTTATATTTGTTCTTTCCGGATATGGTGGAACAGATTTAAATGGATTCCTGCAGGATTTGAAGAAATACAAGGTTATAAAAATGGATTCAGATGAAGGTGCAGGTGTAAGCACTCTTAACATTGAGATTCCTATTGAAGCAAGAAACAGTGTTCTTGATGCCACAAGAAAGGCTATTTTCGAACAGGGGCAGGGATTTGATCCAAGACCTGAAAATTTTGGTAATCAGTCAGGAGAGGCTCTTAAGTTTATGTATTCATTATTGGAAATGAAAACAGGTTTAATGGAAACAGAGTTTCAGTTAGGTTTTGCCAAGCTGGTAAGAGCAATCTGCAACTTTAAGAACATTAAGTGTGACAACATTGTTCAGACATGGACAAGAACCTGTATTAAGAATGAGCAGGAGCAGGCGGCAATATGTAAGGACAGTGTTGGAATCATTAGCCAGAAAACTATACTTAAGAATCATCCGTTTGTTGAGGACGTTGAAGCAGAACTTAAACAGCTAAAGAAGGAAAATGAAGAAAAAATACAGAACGCTGACATATATCAGCAGATGTTTACAAAAAAGTCAAATGAAGATGATGACAATGTTGATGATTCGGCTAAAAATGATGATAACTCAGTAGGTGGAGCAAATGAAGAATAGTGAATACTGGAAGAACAGGTTCGTTGAAATGGAGGAAGCAACACATCAGACTTCCTTAAAGAAGACAATGGATATTCAGGAGCAGTTTGATAAGTCTCAGAAGATAATCGAAGAAAAGATAAATGCCTGGTATCAGAGGTATGCGAATAACAATAACATATCTCTGTTGGAAGCAAGAAAGTCCCTTAATGACAAGGAATTAAAGGAACTTAAGTGGGATGTAGAGGAATACATAAAAAAGGGCAGGGAAAACGCTTTTTCAGGTGAATGGGTAAAGGAACTTGAAAATGCATCTGCCAAGGCTCACATAAGCAGGCTTGAAGCGTTGGAGTTACAGTGTAGACAGCAGGCAGAAACAGCTTTTGGAAACCTGAATGATGAAGTAAGTAAGCACATAAAGGATGTTTACAAGGATAGTTATTACAGAACAGCCTTTGAAATTCAAAAGGGTGTGGGTGTTGGTTCAAATTTTGCAACTTTAAATGACAAGCTAATTGAAAAAGTGGTAAATAAGCCTTGGTTAGCTGATGGTAAGAATTTCAGTGACAGAATATGGGGCAACAAGACACAGCTTATAAATCAGTTACACACAAGTTTAAGCCAGATGTGTATTACAGGTGCAGGACCAGATAAGGCAATAAGTCAAATTGCAAGTAAGATGAATGTAAGCAAGGCTAATGCAGGCAGACTTGTAATGACTGAATCGGCTTATTTTAGTTCAACAGCGCAAAGAGAATGTTTTAAGGAGTTGGATGTTGAAAGATATGAGATTGTAGCCACATTGGACGGTCACACATCAGACATCTGCCAGGAAATGGATGGCAAAGTATTCAAGATGAGCGAATATGAAGAGGGTGTAACAGCTCCGCCATTTCACGTTAACTGTAGAAGCTGCACAGCACCTTATTTTGATGATGAATTTACCAAAGGTGAGCAAAGAGCTGCAAGAGATGAAGAGGGTGATACGTATTATGTTCCTGCGGATATGACGTATAAGGAATGGAAGAAAAAATATGTAAAATCAGAGCTTAGAGAAAGGTCACTTAGAACAAAACGTAGTTTCCAAAAAGGTGCAGGAAAGAAATATGAAGACAAGTATAATTATGGAGTTAATTGGAAAGTGGTAAAATCAAAAGAATACAGTGCAAAGTTTAGCAAAATATCAGATGATGAAAAAGTAACTAGTTTAATTGCAAAGAGAAGTAGAGATGCATTAAAAAACAGAGATGGAAAGAAAACGGAAGAACTTTATGCAATAAGTTTAACAACAGGAAAAGACGTTTCTTCAATAACGGATCAGCATATTCCTTTTGGTATCAACAGAACATTTAAATTTGATAAAGATGTTAAAAGGGCAGAAGATAACGATGAAAAAGTATTATTAATACATAATCATCCAAGAGGTTTGCCACCGAGTGTTTCTGATTTAAATGAATTACTAAATCACAAGAATGTTTCGGGAATTACAGTAGGAAGTAATGGAAGTATTTACTACTATTCAAAGCCTAACGATGAAATAAATGAAGAAGATTTTACTGTTGCAGAAAAACATTTTAAGCAGTATACTGATGATGTAGCAAGATATGAAAAAACTATGGAATTGTTAGCTAAAAGATATGAGTTTGTTTTTTTGAAATTATAGGAGGATAAATAATATGGATAAAGAAAGAATATGTGATGATAGACCAATAGAACCCAGTGAGGAAATTAAAAAAATGTCTGAGGAAGAGTTAGAGCAGGAATTTCAAAGAAGATTTGGAGATATTTGTGATGAGTAACACCATCTAGTCAAAGGCTAGGTGGTATTTTTATACCCAAAATCAGAAAGGACAAGTATGTACAAGGAAGAATTACAGGAACAGATCACAAGATGCAGGGATATGCAGAGTAAATGTAGAATAGATGATATTGATACATTTATTAGGCTTAGTAACAGAATAGAGGAGTTGACAGGTAAAATTGATAAAACTGAAAAACAGTTAGTTGTTCCAGTGCAAAATGACGAAAATAAAATAGAAATGTTCTAAAATATAGTAAGTTTCTCTTTTATATGGTAAAATATAAAAAATATTTATGGGAGGAAGAATATATGAGTGAAACTAAAGCTAAAAAGGGGCATGGTTGTCTAATCTGTCTAATTGTATTTATAGGATTTATTGTTGCAGTAACATTTGGAATTATTCAGACGATAAATCATCCAGAACTTTATGAAGAAAAAAGCAAAGTTGAAGAAGCGGTTGGATGTTCAAAAGAAGAAGCAAAATCAATTGAAGACATTTTAAAGAAATGTGACATTACAGATTATCAGGACGTTAAAGCGGATGAGGGTCTTAATGGAGCGTGGAAGAAGAATGATAAGGGCTATAGAGTAGATGCACAAAGTGGAAATGAAGTGTTAATGTGGCTTAATCAGAAAAACAAGGTAATAGTATTAAAATATGGTGATAATGTTTTATATAAAAAAGGAAAAGTCAAAGCTAAATTATCAGATTATACTTTAACAAATGATGAAATAGTTAACTGGCAGGTGGAATGTCAAAGTCAGGTTGAAGCAATGCTAAAATCACCAAGTTCGGCAAAATTTGGTGGATGGAAATATGGAAAAGATAAAAAGCAAATAGTAGTGCAGGGATATGTTGATGCTGAAAATAGTTTTGGAGCAGAAATAAGAAGCCAATTTCAGTTTAAAATTAATAGAAAAACTGAAGCAATAACATCATTTATATTTGATGGACAAGAATTGATGCAGTAAAGAATTTAATAACGTTAATCAGAGAGCTTAGAAATAGGCTCTCTTTTTATATGCCTTTTTCTGTAGGCACTAAAGAACAGAAATACCTTGCCGAAGGTATATCGGTAGAATCCAATCACCAGTAGAACTGGAATAAAACATCTATGGAGGTAGTAAAAATGGAATGGTTAAAGGAATTGCTTGAAAAAGCACAGATTACAGATGGAAAGCTTAATGTTGATGAAGTAATGGAAGCTGCAAAGAAAGAGTTTCCTAAGCACGCTGTACCAAAGAACGTGTTTAATGATAAATGCGAGGAACTGAAGACAGCTAATGCAACAATCACAACATTAAAGAAGGAAAATGGAGACAATGAAGAACTCCAGAATAAGATTAAAGATTATGAAACAGAAATCGGAAATCTTAAGGCAGCAGCAGTTAATACTTCAAAACAATATGCATTAAAGGAACAGCTTACAAAGTCGGGAGTATTGGATCCTGATTATCTTATCTATAAGGCAGGCGGAATTGATAAGTTTACATTTGATAAGGACAACAATCCTATTGGTGTTGACGAATCAATTAAGGCTTACAGGGAAGATAAGACTATGGCACATCTGTTTAAGCAGAAAGCAGGATATGAACCTAGCAAGGGTGGAAGTCCTACAAAGAATCCTTTTGCCAAGGAAACATTTAACTTAACAGAGCAGGGCAAGCTGCTTAAGGAGAATCCGGCACAGGCCAAGGAAATGGCAGCAGCAGCCGGAATTACAATTTAATGAAAAATTTAGGAAAGGTAGGTATTAGAAATGCCAGGAACAACATTACAGGACGTAATTGTACCGGAGTTATTTACTCCATACGTATTAAACAGAACAATGGAATTATCAGCATTATTTAATAGTGGAATTGTTACAAACAATGCTGAATTTGATGCTTTGGCTTCTCAGGCATCACCATTAGTAACTATGCCATTCTTCGAGGATTTAACAGGAGAATCAGAGCAGGTAATTGAAGGAGCAGACCTTGAAGACAACAAGATTACTTCAAACAAGGATGTGGCAGCAGTCTTAAGAAGAGCAAAAATGTGGAGTGCAACAGATTTATCAGCAGCACTTTCAGGAGCAGATCCAATGAAGGCCATTGGTGACTTGGTTGCACAGTTCTGGGCAAGAGATATGCAGAAGGAACTTATTGCAATTCTTAATGGTGTGTTTGGAACAATTCCGGAAGTTAAGGAACCACAGAAGGCAGCAGAAACAAGACTTGCATCTAATCTTTTAGATATTTCAGGTAATTCAGGAAATGCAGCTAATTGGAGTGGTTCAGCATTTATTGATGCAGAACAGAAGTTAGGAGATGCTAAAGCGCAGCTTACAGGCATCTGTATGCATTCAGCTACAGAAGCATACCTTAAGAAACAGAATCTTATCGAAACAGTACAGCCATCAAACGATGTAGCATTTGGTACATATCAGGGTAAGAGAGTAATTATTGATGATGGATGTCCATATGATTCAAAAACTAAGGCTTACACAACATATCTTTTTGGTAATGGAGCAGTTGCATTAGGCAACGGAAATCCTGAAGGATTTGTTCCAACTGAAACTGATAGAGCAAAGAGAAAGGGTTCAGGTGTTGATTACCTTATTAACAGAAGAACAACAATTCTTCATCCTAGAGGAATTGCCTTTACTAACACAAATGTGGCAAAGACAGAAGGTCCTTCAAGAGTAGAACTTGCAGACCCAGCTAACTGGAATCCTGTTTATGAGCCTAAGCAGATTAGAATTGTTGCATTTAAACATAAATTAGGATAAGGAGGGCATTACCTATGGCAGTAAAAACAGTACAGGTTGTAATTAACGGACAAACCCATACACTGACATATAATGCCACAACTAAGAAGTATGAGGCTACAATAACAGCTCCGTCAACATCATCATACAATCAGAATGGACATTATTATAATGTTAAGGTTAAGGCTACTGATGAAGCTGGAAACAGTGTGACAAAGGATGCAACGGACACAACACTTGGTTCAAGCTTACAGCTTAAGGTTAAGGAAAAGGTTGCACCTGTTATTTCAATAACAGCACCTTCATCTTCTGCTAAGTTGACTAATAACAAGCCTGTTATTAACTGGACTGTTACAGATGCAGATTCAGGTGTTAATCCATCAACAATTAAGCTTATTATTGATAGCCAGACAATTACAACAGGAATTACTAAGACACAGTCAGGAAAGAATTATACATGTAGTTATACACCAACTACAGCTTTGTCAGATGGAACTCACACAATTAAGGTATCCGCAAGTGATTATGATGGTAATGTTGCAACTCAGAAGAGTGTAACATTTACTGTTGACACTGTTCCACCTGAATTGTCAGTATCAGCACCGGTTGACAATCTTGTTACAAATCAGTCATCTCTTGTTGTTAAGGGTACTACTAATGATGTTACAAGCTCACCGGTAACTCTTACTATTAAGCTTAATGGTGAAACTGAACAGACTGTTGAAGTTGGAAGTGATGGAAGCTTTACAAAGACACTTACATTAGTGACAGGAGAAAATACCATTGTCATTACGGCAAAGGATGGAGCAGGAAAGACATCTACAGTTACAAAGAAGGTTGTACTTGACCAGACTGCACCGGTTATTCAGTCAGTTACTATTTCGCCAAATCCAGTTAATGCCGGCGCAACATATACAATTTCTGTGGAGGTTACAGACTAAATGGTAGTAAGGCTTATTGGTAAGGTTGAAGGTCAGGATGTTATCTTTACAAGGTTGAAGGGAGACATCTGGACTGCCGAGGTACCGGCACAAAAGAGTGGAAGGTATGTAATGGAACTTACTGCATTTGATGAAGCCGGGAATATAGCATATTGTACTGATGTGTTATTTTCTTATGATGCAACGGCAATGAAATTTACCATTGAGCCATTACCATACCAATGTACATACATTAATGATGATTATGAAATTGGTTTTGTAACGTCAGAATATGACATTGAAAAGGAAAATGATAATTATTTTTCTGAATTGTCAGAAAGCAGTTTTTGTATAGAACTATTAAGAAGAGGTGATGCGTGTGAACATTAACTTTATTTTAGGTGAGGACAAGTATTTAAAATTTCTTGTTAAGTCTACAAAGAATGAGGAATTTGAAATATCAAGGGCAACATATAAGCTCTATAAGGACAGGGAACTTGAAACAGAAGGAAACTGCACCATAAATGAGCATTGCATTACGGTGAAGTTGAATCCTTTAAGTAAGTCAATGCGATATTGTTTGGAGATTACATATTATATTGCTGATGAAATACTAAAAAAGAGAGTACAAATTGAGGTGGTTTGATGAATAAAAACATCATTATTGATGCAAAGTTAAGTAAGCAGATTGTAAACTGTGGAGAAACATTTTCAATATCCGTCTCAATTATTTCGAATGATTATTTATCATTGTATAAGCACTCTGAGTTAAAGTCATACACGCATTCACAGCTAAAGGAAGGAGATGGAGTTATTGGAAGATAAGGTCATAGAATTATTGAAGAACATTGGCTATGAGTATTCAGAAGATGATTATTCATTATTGATGTTCTGCATTGATAAAGTTGTTTCTGAGTTAAATTCCAGATGCCATGTTAAGAAACTTCCAAAGGGATTGTTTGAATCAGCCTGTGAAAGAGTGTGCGGTGAATTTTTGTATTTGCTTAAGACAACAGGTAAGCTTGAAGAATTTGACTTAGAGCAGGCAGTAAGTTCTGTAAAGGTAGGAGATACTTCTGTTAATTTCAGTGGCACATCTTCTGATGAGGCTTTTAATGTTATGCTGAACAGATTAAGGTGCAGTGGAGAGGAGCTGGTTAAATGCTTTCGAAAAATACAGTTTTAAGAACCAGAAAGGCAATAGAAATGTCATATGACTTTAGGGCTGATATTTTTGAAAAGAAAAAGGTTGTTGTTTCTTCTGTGACTAACTTTAAAGAGGTAATGGTGCAGTCAGATGTTTGTTGCAGACTTTCTTACAGCAATATAAGTTCCAATTCAGAGAATGAGGCTGATTCAGATGTTACTCAGGTCATTAAATTGTTTATGGCACCTGAAATCAATGTTAAGCCGGGTTCTAAAATATTGGTAAAGGGCGTTGGTGGTGTGGTAGCCTACAAAAGTAGTGGAAGACCTGCGGTTTATCCTACACATCAGGAGATTTTGCTTGATTTGTTGGAGGATAAGGCGTGAGTGATTCTAAAATTGATTGTAAGCAGTTGGAGCAGTTAAGGGACAGTCTTGAAGCAATGGCAAGAAACTCTGATGATTTTTTTGAAGATGCATCAAGGGAGATTGCTGCAAGACTTCTTGCAAAAGTAATTAAAAGAACTCCGGTAGGTACGTATCCTTCCAATTCAGGAAAAGTAGGTGGAACGCTTAGAAGAGGATGGACGGCTGGAACCAATCAGGCTGCAACGTCTTATGCAGATTCTCTTACTGTTCATCATTTCGGTGATACATATGTAATAGAGATTATCAATCCTGTTGAATATGCATCATATGTTGAGTTTGGCCATAGAACGGCAAACGGGACAGGATGGGTTGAAGGAAAGTATATGCTTACTTTGTCTGAACAAGAGATTAGGCAGAGTGCCCCGGGTATTCTTGAAGCTAAGTTGAAAAAATGGTTATCAGGAGCAGTTAAATGATAAGTAAGATGATTGAAGGGATTGTAAGACAGATAAGGCAGTCCTACGGTGAAGAAAAATATGAGATATATACAGAAGCAGTGAAACAGAGCCTAAAAGAGCCTTGTTTTTCTGTTTTGTGCTTAAATCCTTCCTTAAGACGTAAACTTGGACCACGATTTCTAAAGACAGTTCCATTTATTATCAGGTATTGGCCTAAGAGTGATAATTGTCATGGTGAAGGAATGGAAGTGCTGGAAGAATTACAGTACTTGTTAAAGGATATTGAGGTTGATGGATTTAAGCTTCATTCAGCAGAAATGACAGGTCAGATGGTTGACGGTGTTTTACAGTTTCAGGTAACTTATGAAACATTTGTTATGGAGAAACAGGAAGACAAGGATAAGTTTGAAAGTTATGAAATAAGAACAGGTGTAGGAGGTTTAACAGATGGAAGCAAAGAATAAGGCATCTGTAAAATACGGAAAAAGCGAATTGATGAAGTCAAAAAGGTTTTTACAGGACAGGGATATTTTAAACGCTCTGTTGAATGATGAAGATGAATATTCCGTTGAAGAAGCAGATGATATTTTGAAAAAATGGAAGAAAGGAAAGGTAAACTAAATGGCATTAGGTGGTGGAACATTTACAGCACAGAATAAGGTTCTTCCGGGAACTTATGTAAATGTTATTAGTAGAAATTCAATTAAGAACAATACGGAAAGTGGCGTGGTTGCCATGCCAATATGTTTGGACTGGGGACCTGATGATAAGATTTTTGAAGTGACTGCTGATGAATTTGAAAAGGTTGCATTGGAAGTTTTTGGAAGAAGTCCATATGATGGAAATCTTATTAATGTTAGGGAAGTGTTTAAACATGCAAGTAAAGGTTTGTTTTTTAAGATTAACAATAACGGAGCAAAGGCAGGTTGTAAGTATGCAGATGCCAAGTGTAAGGGCTCAAAAGGTAATTCAATAAAGATTGTTATCAAGAAAAACATTGATCAGACAGAAAAGTATGATGTGTCAACTTATATGGATACAACATTAGTTGACATTCAGACAGTAGCAAGTTCAGGAGAATTAAAGGACAATGCCTTTATTGAATGGAAGGAATCATTTGAACTTGAAGAAACTGCCGGAACATTCTTAACAGGAGGTACAGGTGGAATTAATGATAAGCCAACAAATGAGGCTCATACAATGTTTATGCAGTTATTGGAGAATTACGCTTTTAATGTGGTTGTGGTAATGGAAACAGACACAAAATTACAGGAAGTATACAAGTCCTGGACAATAAGAATGCGTGATGAAATGGGCATTAAGTTTCAGACTGTAATGTATAATTGTGAAGCTGATTATGAGGGAATCATTAATGTTATGAACACAAAGGATGTTATTCCGTGGGTCGCAGGAGCAGAAGCAGCCTGTGGTGTCAACAAGGCTTGCACAAATATGTTATATGATGGGGAACTGGAAGAAATTAACTGCCAGTATACTCAGGCAGAACTTGAAAATGCCATAACTTCAGGAAAGTTTGTTATTCATAAGTGTGGTGATGAACTTAGGGTTTTAAGAGACATTAATTCCCTTACAACAGTAACAGAGGATAAGGGGAGCATTTTTCAGGAGAATCAGACAATTCGTGTGATTGATTACATTGCAGACAATGTGGCATCTGTTTTTAACAGTAAGTATATTGGAAAGATTCCAAATGATGATGCAGGAAGAAATTCTCTTAGAAATGATATTAGAGAGGTGTTTAAGCACCTTGAATCTATAAGAGCCATTGAGGATTTTTCAGAGGAAGACATTTCTGTTGAAAGAGGAACTGAAAGAAGGTCTGTGGTGATTTTAACAAATGTAACTGTTATTGGCTTAATGGATAAATTATATATGACGACTGTCATTAATTAGAGAAATGGAGAGTGAGATAGATGAGTTTTATGAATCCAAATGATGCACCTTCCAGCAGACTTGCAACCTTGTATTGTATTGTTGGTGGACAAAGATATGGAATGCTTAATGCTAAGAATTTTGAAGCAAAGGCAAATGTTAGTCTTGCTGATGTGCCTATTCTTGGTAAAACAATAAAGGGCAAGAAGCCAAATGGTTTGGAAATCAAGCTTAAAATGACATTGTATAAATGTAGTGAGATGTTTGATGAAGTGATTGAAGAATATAAAAATACCGGAGTTCTTCCAACTTTTACTGTAGAAGTAGCGGCATCAGATCCGGCAACAACCATTGGAACGAGTGAAAAAAATTATTATGAATGCATTATTGATGGAGATGTACTTCTTTCATCATTTGATGCTGATGGAGATTTTATTGAACAGGACATTGAATGTTATGCAATGGATTATGCAAGTAGCGCTAAGAACAAGTATAAAACACCTGATTACATGACAAATGTGGAACAGAAAAAATAAGTAACGTGGATAAGGAGAACTAAAAAGCTTCTTATCCATTATTTTTTAGAAAGAGAAGGTAAGGAATATGGCAACTAATTTAAGTGCTTTTTTAAAGAAAAATAAGAAATATAAGGATGATGTGGCATATAAGGTAACCGCTTCATTATGCGACGAAAATGGAACTCCATTGGATTGGAAGATTAAGGCAGTTTCAACTGAGGAATATGAAAGAATTAGAGAGAAGTGTACAACAGAGGTTCAGGTTACAGGAAAGCCGGGTGTTTACAGACAGAAATTTAATTCTTCATTGTTTATTGCAAAGCTGATGTGTGCATCTGTTGCAGAACCTGATTTATACAATAAGGAATTACAGGATTCTTATGGTGTAATGAATCCGGAAGACTTAATTAAGCAGATGATTGATAATCCGGGAGAATATAATGAGTTTGCTGAATTTATTCAGAAGTTTAACGGATTTGACGAAACATTACAGGATAAAGTTAACGAAGCAAAAAACTAATAGATGAAGGTGATCCTGATTCAATGTATGCATATTACTGTCTACATAAATTTCATTGGACACCTTCATTTTTTATGAGTTTGGATAAAAATGAGAGAGCTTTTGTGATTGCTTCCATTAATGCAAGAGTTGAGCAGGAAGAGGAAGAAAGCAAGAAAGTTGGAAAGGTAAGGTAAAGAGATGGCATCAATAATGACTTCATTTCAGTTAACAGACAGAATGACGGCACCGCTTATGAACATAACTAATGCTGTCTCAACTGTAATTAATGAATGTGAAAGAGCCCAAGGCGTGTCAGGAAACATGTTTAATACTTCTAAATTAGCTTCTGCCAGAACAAATTTAGGATTGGCAGATGCAGAGATTAAGCAGATAGCAAGTGACACGTCAAGAGCTTCAATAAGTCAAGAAACATACAATGGTAAAGTAAGAGAGGGGACAAATTCAGCAAAAGGATTACTTTCCACAGTTAAAGGTTTGGTAGCTTCTCTTGGTGGAATATTTCTTATAAGACAGGGAGCCAGCTTTATAGGTGAATGTAATGAAAAGGTATCTCAATTACATCAGGCAGAGACAAAACTTACTGAAGTAATGGGTGCAATGCAGGGAGCAGGAACATCACAGGTTAATATGATGAAAAATCTTGCTTCTGAGATAAGTGGTTATGGTGTTGTTGGAAAGACAGCTTTAATAAATGGAGCGCAACAGGCATCAACATATTTTCATCAGACAGATGCAGTTAAAACTTTGTTACCTAAGATGGCTGACTTAGCGGTTCAGATGCATGGTGTTAATGTTACTAATGAGGATATGGTTAATATCGGTAATATGACAGGTAAGGTTATGACTGGTCAGGTTGGAGCATTAAGACGTGCAGGCATTTCATTTACGGATTATCAGGAAAAGGTAATGAAAAATGGAACTGAGATGGAAAAGGCTAATATGTTGGCTCAGGTAATAGAGCAGAATGTAGGAAAGATGAATGAAACAATGGCTAAAACCCCTGAGGGAGTAATGGCAAGAAATCAAAATGATTTTAATGCTGTTAAAACTACAATTGGAGAACAGGTACAGCCGGCGATTGTTAGTATGTTTAATGCAATACATAACAATCTGCCAACCATACAGCTTTTAGCAACCGGGTTTGGAAATGCTGCAGTCTTAGTAATGGGAGCAATAACAGGAATTATTAACATTGGAACGCAAATGATTAATTTCTTTAAATCTAATTGGACATTAATTGAACCTATTATATGGGGAATAGTTGCAGCATTAATTGTTTATAATGCAACAATGGGAATAGGTTGGCTTACAACATTAAAAGATATAGGTGCAAAGGCATTACATGTGGTATCTAGTGCAGCAAGTACAGCGGCTATTATAGCAATGACATTTGCACAAGAAGGATTAAATGCCGCATTGTCATTATGTCCGTTAACATGGATTATTATTGCTATTATTGCAGTAATAGCAGCTATTTATCTGGTTGTGGCAGCAATTAACAAGGTACAGAATAAGACCCGTTCTGCTACAGGTGTGATTTTTGGTGTAGTGGCATCAGCAGGAGCGGCAATCATAAATGTAGGAATAGGAACGATTAACGCAATAATTCAGGCTGTATGGAGTATTTTTGTTCAGCCTTTTATTGGCATAATTGAATGGATTTTAAATGTTACAAATGGTGGATTTGATTCTTTTGGTGGTGCAGTTGCAAATCTGATAGGTCAGATTATATCATGGTTTTTAAGTCTTGGAAAAGTTGTTACCAAGATTATAGATGCCATATTTGGAACAGATTGGACCAGTGGATTAACTTCTTTACAAGATACAGTTACTTCTTGGGGTAAAAATGAAAATTCAATTACATTAAATAAAGAAGCTCCAAGCATTGATTACAGAATTAATTATGGTGATGCTTATGGAAAAGGATATGATCTGGGAAAAGGTGTTGAAAATAAGGTTAAGAATACTTTTGGTAATCTTTTTAAGAAAGGTGAAACAAAGGATAAAGACTATAGCTATGGAACAGATGCCATTACAAATAACACGGCTGAAACAGCAGCAAACACTGCAAAAACATCGGATTCATTGGATATTACAAATCAGCAACTTAAGTACATAAAGGATTATGCAGAACAGAGAGCAATTAACAGATTTACAACAGCAAAAATCAGTGTAGATATGTCAAATGTTATTAATGGTTCTTCAAAAGCTGATATGGAAGGAATAGTTACTCATTTAAAGACAAGATTGGAAGAAGAAATGTCAGCAGTAGCGGAAGGGGTGCATTAGAATGTATAGATTGATTATTGATGGGCAGTATGTACCCATTCCACCTGAAAAAATAAGCATAAAGGTTGATGGTGATAACAAGACAATGACATTGATTAATTTAGGAGAAGTTAACATTCTAAGAAATCCCAAACTTACAGAGATTTCATTTGACTTGTTATTACCTAATCAATATTATCCATTTGCTTTTTATTCAGATGGAAAATACAAGGGTGCCGATGAGTACATTAAGAAGTATAAGGAACTTTTATCTTCCAAGAAGGCATTTAAACTGGAGATTTACAGATATGCTCCAAATAATAAAAAAATATTCAATACTATTCTTAAAGTGTCGCTGGAAAGACTTACAATAACAGATTCTGTCAGTGACGGTTTTGACAGCAGGGTGTCGTTGGAATTTAAGGAATACAGAAAATATGGTGCTGTAAAGGTTAAGAAAATACCAAATACGTACACCATTAAATCCAATAAGGAAACTCTTACATTGATAGCGAAAAAGTGGTTAAAGGATAGTTCCAAGGGTTCTGCCATTTACAAGAAGAACAAGAAGGTTATTGAAAAGGCTGCAAAGAAGCACAAGAGAAAAAGCAGTTCCAAAGGAAAATATCTGTACAAGGGAACTGTTTTGAAGAAACCATAAGGAGGAAAGGATGGCAGACATAATTGATATTGCATCAAAGGAAGTTGGTTATAAAGCATATGGCGGTAACAAGACCAAGTATAGTGCCTGGTATGGAATGAATGGTGCTGCATGGTGCCATATGTTTGCCTCCTGGTGTGCATATAAGGCAGGTGTATCAACAAGCATTGCTCCCAAGACAGCATCAACAGACACAGGAATGCAATGGTTTAAAAACAAAGGAAGATTCAAGTATAAGGGTTCATACACACCTAAAAGAAATGATTTCATTTATTTTAAATCAGATGGTGCATCTCACGTGGGAATTGTTGAGTATGTATCAGGAAGTACTGTGCATACCATTGAGGGTAACACTTCTGACGCTGTTATGAGAAGATCATATCCGTTAAGTTACCATACAATAACAGGATATGGGGTAATCAGTGATTACATTACTTCATCAGGTAAGACATCAAAGGGAAAGAAAAGCGGAAAGAATACCGGTAAAAGTAGTGGAAAACAGGAAATATCATATTTAAGGGAAATTCTTAAAAAGAATGAATCAAAAAAGAAAAAGTCAACCAGAAAGGTGGAGTATAAAGCTGTTTCAGTAAAGAACAGTGAGAAGCTTGTTGTTAATGTTCTGATTAAACACGGCAAGAAAAGGTACAAACATCAGGTTCAGGAAGGATTAAAAACAACCTTTGAGAGAAAAAATGCACCGGGTAAGGTTACTTTTACAACGTTTGTTGACAGCGATTCAAAGAAGAGAATTTCAAATGGTGATTCTGTGGCAATAGTGGTTAATGGCAAAAATTTCTTTTATGGTTTTGTATTTTCCATTTCACCTAAAACAGATAAGACTTTGGATGTTACTGTGTATGATCAGCTTAGGTATTTTAAGAATAAGGATACTTATATTTCAAAAAAGAGAACTTCCACGGTTTTAATTAAGAAAATTGCCAAGGATTTTAAGCTGAATTGTGGTAAGTTGGCGAATACAAAGTATCCTGTGTCAAGAATTGATGATAATGCAACATTGTTTGACATCGTACAGAACAGCTTGGATGAAACCTTAATGGCAAGGGGAAAGATTTATACCTTGTATGATGAATTTGGAAAGTTAAGGTTAAGGGAGCCTTGGAAGGTTAACAGGTTAATAACTTCAACCACGGCAGAATCTTATGATTATAAGGAAACAATAGATGACAATGTTTATAATCAGATTAAATTAGCGTATGACAACACCAAGAAGGGTGTGCAGGAGATTTATATGGCAAAAAACAGTAAGTACATTAATAAATGGGGTGTGCTTCAGTATTTTGACAAAATCGATAGTCGCAAGGGTGCAAAGTTAAAGGTTAAAGCATTGTTGAAGATTTATTGTAAAACAGGCAAGACAATTAAGATTAATAATTGTTTTGGTGACATTAACGTAAGAGCCGGCTGTTTGGTTCTTGTTAAGTTGACAATTTATGGTGAAACAATTTCAAATTATATGTTAGTTGATAAGGTTACTCATACATTTAATAATGGGCAACATCTTATGGATTTGGAATTATCTGGAGGTGATTACGATAGCAGCTACTAGTTTGACACAGTTAATTAAGAAAATAGCAGAGGATGCAAGAAAAGCGGCGAAGCCCTGTACCATTGTAATTGGTACGGTTTTAAAGGCAGATTCGCCTAAAATAAAGGTTAATCAAAAGCTCATCTTAACGGATGAGTTTTTGTATTTTACGGAAACTGCATCAAAGAGCAAATTGAAAAAGGGCGACAAGGTTGTGATGATACGTGCAGATGGCGGTCAAAAGTATCTTGTCGTGGATAGGATGGTGTAAGTATGTTACCTGAAGAATTGGAAGAACTGGAAGATTTTAATGTGGAAGAGGATGAAGAACAGGAGCTTCCCAATAATACATATATGTTGGATTTTGAGAATAAAAGGATTTTGAGAAAATCTGATGAAGAGGATGAAATCTTAAGGCAGGCAATAATAAAGATTCTGTTGACTGAATTTGATTATTACAGCATTTATGAAAATTATGGATTGGAGAAAGCTGATTTATTGGGAGAAAACATTGCAGAGGTAAAGGAAGTAATTGGAGGCAGAATTGAGGAAGCCATTTTAAGGGATGAACGTTTTAATTCTGTTGAGATAGAGAGTATTTCAAATTACAGAAATGAATTGATGGTTTCTCTGACAGTTACAACTTCTGATGATGAAGAGATTGAAGTGGAAGGAGTGAGCATTGATGTTTGAGGATATGACCTTTGAGAACATTTTAAGTCAGATGCTTGAAAATGTGAAGGGGGATGTTGATAAAAGAGAAGGTTCAATTATTTATGATGCGTTGGCACCTGTGGCAATGGAAAGTGCACAGATGTATGCAGACATGGACATTCTTTTGCAGGAATGTTTTGCAGACAGTGCATCTTATTATTATTTGATTAAGCGTGCAGCAGAGAGAGGAATCTTTGTGAAGGAAGGTATTCCGGCTGTGGTAAAAGTGAAATGTATTCCTTCTGATGTGAACATTCCAGAGGCAACAGAGTTTAGCATAGGTGAAATGACATATTCAATTACAGAAAACTTAGGAGATGGATTCTATAGCATGACATGTTCTGAATCAGGAGAAAACGGAAACAACATAAAGGATGATGTGATTCCAATTGAATATGTTGATGACTTAGAAGATATAGAGGCTGTTGAAGTGATTGTGTATGGCACGGAAGATGAGGATGAAGAATCTTTGAGAGAAAGATATTTTGAATCATTTACAGAAGCAGCCTTTGGAGGAAATAAGGCAGATTATAAGGAAAAAGCTAAGGACATTGAAAAGGTAGGTGCCTGCAAGGTTTATCCTGTTTGGAATGGTGGAGGAACTGTAAAGCTGGCAATTCTTGATTCTCAATATAATGAAGCTTCTTCTGAAATCATAAATGAAGTACAGAATACGTTTGATCCAACGAAAGATGGAACAGGTGTGGGAATTGCACCAATAGGTCACATTGTAACTGTTTCAACACCAGAAGTTAAAAGAATAAATGTGGATGTTCAGATTGAATACATGGAAAATTATATTTGGGATGACATTAAGGAAACTTTTGCAGAAAATTTTGCAGAGTATTTAAAAAATGTCATAAAAAATGAATGGGAAGCAAAGGACACAATGACGGTAAGAAGCGGACAGATAGAATCAATGCTTCTTGACATGGAAGGTGTTGCTAATGTTTTAAGTGTAAAAATTGATGGAAAGACAGGTAATTGCATTATTGATTGTGATTATATTCCAAAGGTTGGTGAGATAAGTGGATAGAAAGTTGATTGAGTATCTGCCTGAATGGTTAAGAGAGTTTAGAGAGATAAAGGAATTAACAGACATTGAGCAATCACAGACTGAAGATTTGTGGGAAGCACTTGAAAAAATGTGGAACAATAATTTCATTGAAAGTTTGGATGAACAGGGCTGTGAACATTGGGAGAGAATGCTTGGAATATCCAATAAGGACACGTATACATTGGAAGAAAGACGATTGAAGATATTGGGAATTGTTACAGAGCAACGACCTTTTACTGTAAGGTCCTTGGAAAAGACTTTGGCGGTAATATGTGGTAATGATGAAAGTAAAGGTCCTAATTACTCAGTAAAGTTGGATGCCAATAATTATGTGTTAACAGTCAGGGTTGCCTTAACATCAAAGAATGTGCTTTCTGATGTGGCTAAATTGTTGGACAGGGTTGTCCCAAGCAATCTGTTAATTGATTTGTCTTTGCTTTATAACAAGAATAATCAGTTATCAAAATTTACACACGAGGAATTAAAGAAGTATACACACATTCAATTAAGAGAAGAAGTGTTTGAAGAAGGAAGGAGCACAAGATGATTAATAAAACAAAGTATTTGCAGTTAAAGAAACCGGATGGAGATGAGTTTTATGATATTGATGTTTTTAATGAAAATGCAGACAGCATAGATGATGAATTGAAAAAGAATAATGAGGAGCTTGCCAAGAAGCTTTCAAAGGATGGAAATAGTGACAGTAATATTGTTGCTTTTCAGACAGCAGCAAAAAGAGAAAATATTTTGTCAGGAGAAACACATAAGGTTATTTTTGGAAAAATAAAGAAATTCTTTACAGACTTAAAGACGGTGGCTTTTACAGGTTCATACAATGACTTAACAGATTTACCCAGTTATGTGAAATCACAAACCATAACATCAGCAGTAGATTGGAATACATTAACAGAAAATGGAGTGTATCACATAAAGACAACAGAAGGAACAAACAGACCTGTTACTAACTGGGGAATGCTTTATGTTGAAGGGGAAACATCAACTAAGTTTCAGATATTTATTCCCGATGTAAAGAACAATGTGATTTATAAGCGTTATGAAAATGCTGGCTGGAAGGATTGGCAGGAGTTAACCCTTATTGAAACATCCGGAGAAGTATATGATACAGGCTGGAAATCGGTTGAATGTGGGAATGGTATATCTGCATGGTCTTCAAGTGATGCACCCAGAATTCGAAGAGTTGGGAAAACTGTAGAATTGGTGGGAATTGTAACAAATTCAACAAGTTTTGCAAATCATGATAGTTTGTTTAGAAATATTCCTACAGATATGTGCCCTTCTCGTAATGTATGGTCTATTCAACAGGGAGACATAAAAAATAATACAACTGCCAGATGGATGATGACAATTAATCCAGGGGGCAAAGTATCTTTTGATTATTATGGATTTTCTGGACCTTTAACAATTTCAATAGGTATGTGCTTACCGGTTCATGCAGTATGGACGGTGGATTAAAGGAGAAAAAGATGAACATAAACATAGAAATAAAAGGACAACAGGCGCATATTGTTAACCAGCAGTCTTTAATATCAGGAACTTCCAATTTGGAAGAAATTAAGTTTGATTTTTCTTCTGAATGGGACGGATATACAAAAACAGCCGTAATATATGTAGATGATTATAGTATAAGTGATTCGGTAAAAATGCTTGTTGAAAAGAATGTTGTATCAGCAGAAAAATTACCTAGTTGGCTTTTCAGGGAAGAATGTGAACTTTACATTGGAGTTTTTGGTGACAATTCAGAAGGTAGAAGAATTACTTCAACAATTGTATGTCAGAAAGTAAAGAAAGGCGTTCCGGTAGATGTTGTAAATGAGATTACACCGGATATTTACAATCAGATAATCAAAATAATGTGTGATACAAAGGCATTAGTAAAAGAGGCTGATGAAAAGATAGAAGCTAATAAAGGCTATCTTGAACAGGCAGAGCAGAAGGCAAATGATGCAGCAGATTATGCAGATAGAGCTGGGAATTATTTAGAAGAGGTGGTAGGTCAAAAGACAGATGTTGAGAAGCTAATAGCGAATATTGATGTCAAAGTTGAGGAAAGCACAACAAACATAGCTAACATAACAGAGGCAAAAATGAACGACATTAGCTCTTTAACAGAAGCAAAAAGCAATGACATAGCAACACTTACAACTGCAAAGATGAAAGACATAGCTAATATTACGAATGCAAAGCTTGGAGATATTAACAACACAGCACAGGCACAGATTGAAGCTATAAACAGTTCTGCGGCAGCCGCAGGAGAATCGCAGAGAGAAGGTATTAATACAGTAGCATCAAGTCAGATTAGTAATATTACAAATGTAACAAATCAACAGTTGAAGAATATAAATACCGCAGCTACAAATCAGATAGGAACGATTGAGGGTAAAACATATATACAGATTAAGAATATTAATGACACAGCTACAAGTCAGATTAGGGCTATTAATAACACAGCTTTAACTCAGATAAATGCTATTAATAAGACTGCACAAAGTCAAGTTCAAAATATGACTGTAAAATATTCTGATATGTGTAGAACTCTTGGAATAGAACACGAGGGAATATTATGCCTTCGTAATTTAAGACAAGTTTCAATTAATGTGGCGAGTTTTAAATATATAAAATTTGGAAAAATGTATATAGATTCAACTGATAAAAAGTTAATTTCAAATCAAGGTCCATATCTTTTCAATGTTGACAATTTTGGATATATAAATACAGATGAGGAATATGACATTTCATCAGAAAAAGAATTATCTTGTCATTCAGAATACTATCACGACCCTGAACTTACAGTCTATGTAGACTATAAACTTTATAACAAATCAGAAGAAACAACGGAAGAATAAGAAAGGAAAAAAATATGATTGTTAGAGCAGGACCGCAAGGTCTTTTTTTTATACCCAAAAACAGAGAAAGATGAGGAAAAACATATGACACTTTATCAGATTTTATCCTTGTGTGGGATACCTTCATTAATTGGTGCAATTTTTGTTAGTGCAGTTAATTATGTCAAATTAAAAAATTCATCATATAAATTAATTAAGGACGGAGTTATTGCAATTTTGCATAACAAGATATACACGCTGGGAAAACAGTACATAGCTCAGGAGCATATATCAGTTGAGGCTTTGGATGATTTTGAACATTTATACAAGGCATATCACGCACTGGGCGGGAATGGAACAGGAACAGAGATTTATAAGAGAGTAAAAGAACTGCCAATGAAGCAGGGAAAGGAGTAAACGAATGAGTAGTGACAAGACAAAGAAATGGATTAAGGCAGCAGCAGTACGTGCTGTAAAAACAATGGCGCAGACAGCAGTATCATTAATTACTGTTGGAAATTTAATCACAGAGATTGATTGGGTTTCAATAATTGGAATTTCTGCAACAGCAGGAGTGGTTAGTATGTTAACAAGTGTTGCAGGATTGCCGGAAGTAGAAAGTGAGGAAGAATAATGAAGAAAGAACACGATATTAGAATTGACAGAACAAAGTTACATCCTTGGCTTAATTACAAGTTAACATTATTGCTTAAGCAGTGTGCAAAGAAAGGGATATACCTTATTATTACGCAGGGATTTAGAAGCAAGGCAGAGCAGGACGCTTTGTATGCTCAGGGCAGAACAAAGAAAGGAAGCATTGTAACAAATGCGAAAGGAAGTGATTATTCTAGTCAGCACCAGTGGGGCATTGCTTTTGACATTGCATTGAAGTATGATGTAGATGGAGATGGACAGGTTACAGATGATACCTACAATAATAAAGGTATTAAGGATGTTGCTAAAATAGCCAAGTCAAAGAAAGTAGGGCTTGCCTGGGGTGGTGACTGGGTTAGCCCTGTAGATACACCACATTTTTATCTTGAAAAGTGGGGAGATACTCCGGCTAAGTTGAAAAGAACTTACGGAACCTTTGAAAAGTTCAAAAAGACTTGGACTAAGGAAGTTTTTGGAACAAAGAAAGGATTGAACATCTGGAATAAAACAAGAACAAAAGTCCTAAAGAAAAAACTTCCAAACAAAACCAAAGTCAATGTAATGTATATCAGTAAAGGATATGCAAAAGTTGAATACAACGGTGTGGTTGGATATATGAAAGCTAAATACTTGCTTTAAGTGGTACTAAAATGGTACTGGAAAAAGTTGAAAATACAAAAATCAAGCGTGAAATGTGAATATATATCAAGAAAAAACACCAAAAATAATATAAAAATGTTAAAAATAATCATATTTAGTTAGGTTGCTACAATTATTGAATAATTTTCGTGACACTACGAGAACAATAAATAAGTAAAATAAGTCCGTTTGAATGCTTGCATTCAGGCGGACTTTCTTTTGCTTATTTATGGGACGACAGTCCCGACCGAGATGAAGCGTCAG